ACCTCATAATGATCCAACAATTCAGATAAATTATATTAGCTATCTATTTGATGGTGATACAATAAACCACCATCGTATTATTATGGATAGATTTAATGTTATCAATAAAAATAATATATATAAGGTTTTATCATATTTGGCACACTGTATGGAAAATAAGAATTTTATATATTATCATAATACACAATCTTCTATCTATTCATCTCATCCTACTATACCTTTAACTCAAGATTCAAATACAACAGTTTCAGTTACATTAAGTAAGGCTAATGATGCACAATATAATCCTAATAAAGTTAAAAGACATATTCTTAAAGAAAAAAATTACACAAGTTATCCTTTACCTATTGTAGTTTCATCTCCTGGTGAGTCATTAGGTGGGTTAAGTCAAAATTATGCATGGCAATATAATACTTATACTCTTTCAAGAACAACACTTGGGTTTACAGGACAAGGTTTTATTGTACCTGGAATTGATCCAAAATGGTATAACTTATATCCAAACTATCACAATTTAGGACAAAGCTATAAGGACGACATTAGTATAGCATGTGCTGTGATGCCCCAGCCATATTTAATGGAATCTCCATTTATATTTAAGACAGATTGTTGTAACATAGATACAAAAAGATATTTACAAAACAAACTGGAAGGAATATCAATAAATGCTTCATTTTTTAATTGGAAAACAAATTTTGGTACAGTTGGTCCATTTAAAAAAAATCAATTATTAATAGATGACACTTCTATTCCTTATCATTATAAAAATGACTATGAGTATATTGTAATTGATAAAGATGGAAATTTGACTATAACTGAAGACAGAAATATTGATAGTTTAAATTTAGATATAGATCAAAATTCATCTTTATTCATGGCTGGTCCCTTGCTTGTTAAAAATAGTCTACCTGTCTTTAATATGGTAAAAATATTAGAAACTTATTCAGTATATGAACCACCTATTCCCAATAAAGTATACTATAAATATCTACAATATAACGAAGAGCAAAGACCTATTCCTGCTAATGATAGATTAGAAACTATTCTTACACCAGCTAAATATCAATATGCCCTTACAAACGGTCTTACCCCACAAATATCTACTGCCAATATTGATGATTATGATAGTACACACATATCATCTGTACAAACTATAAATACTTCTGTAATAAATGTAAGAAAATCATCAAGTCTTATAGTTGGAGAACCTATTCATGGTGCAAGTCCAAATCCAAGATCTGTTTTAGCAATAACAAATAACAACCTTGTTTTATTTTTTGTTTTTCCTGGAAGAGACGACGGATTTGGAACAACACATGCTAATTCAACCCAATCATCAGGATTAGATTTTGTCGATCTTTCATCTTTATTGTCTAATCCAAGTTTATTAACTCCGCTTAACTTACCAGCTGCTACTCAAATAGTAACTGCTATTAATTTAGATGGAGGAGGATCGTCATCAATAGCTATAAAAGAAAGAGGACAAAATTTTATTAAAATAAGCAGTAGAAATTCTACAAGTTCATACCCAGTTGGAAATGTTCTATCTTACATATTTGTGAATGAATAATTAAAATTCTCTTATTCTCTTATTCTCTTATAGATGATAAAAGCATGGTATAATATTTACTATAAGAATTATCACCTCTAAATACATTACATAACTCCTCTATAATAGGAATATATTGTTTTTTATTACTATGAACATCCATGGGATTCAATATTGGTCTATCTACATATTTTTTCAAATCATAATAAATCTTGACAATTTCATCATCTATTTTATATTTAACCTTAGCCTTCTCAACTATATGTTTTTGAGAAATATCTTTAAGTCTTTTATCCTTTAATTCTTTCAATTTGAGTTCAAAATATCTCTTATTCTTTAACTTCTTATCATTCTCTTCTATATTAACTACTTCAAATGTTATTTTATCATTGGTCTTAGATATAATAAACATATATCCCTCTTTTAAATATTTTGAATATTCCTTACCAACATCTATACCTAATTTAAAATCATTTTTTAAACGGGTTATAGAATTTTTTGAGCTGAAATACTCCTTTCCAATTATATTAATGGATATAATGGACATATTTTATATACAAATTTTATTTATAAATTAAGAATTATAAATAAAATTGATTTTTTTATTTATAATTATATTCTAAACAAATAAGATCGAATATTACCAAACATATTTTAAAATGTCTCGTCCGTATAATCAACCAAACACAAATAAAGGAAAAGGAAAGTCTTCAATGTACCTAAAAAAGACATTCGACTTTGATATCCCACAAAATATTATGACATCAATATCAAAATGGCTTGATTGCTACAACTCGACTATTTCACAACTAACAAAAATTAAATCAGAATATGAGCTTGATAACAAGATTAACGATACCAATCTTGTTACAAGCTCTATCAAAGCATCAAATTCATGCAAGAAATCACAAAATGAAAAGATTAAACATGAAAAAGATATCTTTACATGGCTTTCTATAAAAGAAGATCAAGATATCGATTACTTCTCAACAAAAATATCAAATCTCATGTATATTGATAAAAATGTTATTATTAAAAATTATGTCGACCCCTATAGATTAGAAAATAATAAAAAAGTTTATAACCCTGATTATAAAAAAACATTTCAACCACCCCCATCATTTGCCAAACCATATCATAACTCTTTATTAATTAAACCAACTCCTAAACAATCAACTGATGTATATAAACCCTCTCCTGTTCCTTCAATTGTTAAACCGTCTCCAGAAATTCCTAAAGTAGTAGAAAAAATTTATAAGGATGCTTGGGACGATCATTTTTCATAAATAAAAATTTATATAACATTATAACATTATATATTCATTTAATTATGAATATATAATTACTTTTTAACTTGAATTCTCTTATATTTAGGCGACTTTCTTTTAGGTGACTTTCTTTTAGGCGACTTTCTTTTAGGTGACTTTCTTTTAGGAGACTTTCTTTTAGGCGACTTTCTTTTAGGCGACTTTCTTTTAGGTGACTTTCTTTTAGGAGACTTTCTTTTAGGCGACTTTCGATTTTTAAAGTCATATGAAGGTGGAGGATAATAATGATTTATTACGATCTCTTCATCAAAAGGAGGTGGTGGCATATCAAAAAAAGGAGGTGGTTGTGGAATATCAAAATGAGTTAGATTTATGTCTCTTTGTTCAGCTACTTTATTGGCAAAAAAATTGATACATTTCACATCTTTATGCTCATCTGTTACTAATAAATAGTCGGTTATCCAATAATAATCTTCTTTTTCCATTTTTTTTGTGATACTATCTAATTGAGTGGACTTTCCAAAATCTATTAATTTTATGGATCCATTTTTATCTAACATAAAATTATAAAGATGAGCATCATTATGGAGAATTCCAATCTTATGTACTTCATTTAATAGATTTGCTGTTTTAATAGCAATTTCTTCTACTAAAGTGTTGTTTTCTATATTACAAATATCTAACAAAAGATCTTTTAATGTGTATTTAAATTTTTCCATAACAATTGAACCTTCTTTTTCTGTTCTATCTATTTTTACAATTCTTGGAGCAAGATTAATCTTGCTTACTTTTAATTGAAGTTCTATTTCGTTCATAAAATTTTGAGGAGTATTATATCTATCAAAAGTAACAATTTTTGTAACATATTTACAATTTTCTATATCAATATGTTTTTCATCACAACAAGAGTTATATACTTTTGCTTCCAAACTTGCTTTTCCTATCCTTTTACCTATTCTGTAATCATCAAGACATTCCATTTTTATTATAATCTAATAATAAAAATTTATTTCATAATATTTTCCTTAATATAATACCAACCAGAGTCAGAAATCATCTTCGATAATATCATTCTTATTTTCTTTATCTCCCAGTACGTGAGCTGATTGGTACTCTGTAGGTCTTGATTCAAAAAAGTTTGTTTTTGATTGCATTCCAATAGTCTCCATGAAAGCAAATGGATTTACCTTATTATATAATCTCTCATGTCCCAACTCTACTAAAAGTCTATCAGATACATACATAATATAATCCATCATAGAATCTTCATTTATTCCAATAAGTCTGACTGGAAGAGCATCAGTATAGAAAGATTTACAGATTTCTACTCCCTCTTCAATAATTTTATATACTTCCTTATTTGTTAGTCTATTTCTTAATAGTTTATAAATTTCTACTCCAAACTGAACATGTTGTCCTTCATCTCTTGCAATAAATTCATTAGATTTAATTAGACCAGATAAAAATAGACGACCATTAGACTTGAATTTCTTCAACCAAAAAATACTTGCAAAGGCTCCTGAAAAGAATACCCCTTCTACGACACAAAAAGCAACAACTCTGTGGGAGAAAGAAAGATCACTATCAATCCATTTCATAGCCCAGTCGCTAATCTTCTTAATAGAATCAACTGTCTTGATAGAGTTAAATAGTAAAACTTTTTCATCAGAATCTCTGACAAGATTATCAAGCATAATAGAATAACTTTCACTATGGATATTCTCCATCATCATTTGATAAGTATAACACACAGTTGCCTCCATAGGAACAAGTTCATTAAGAAAACGAGTTCCAAGATTAAAATTAACAATACCATCCGATGCTGCAAAGAATCCAAGAATACGCTTAATATAATGTTGTTCATTTTCAGAAAGACTTTCAAAATCTTCTCTGTCTTTAGAAAAGTCAATTTCTTCAGCTTTCCAAAAAGAAGCCAATTGATTTTTATAAAGTTCCCACAGACTTGGATAAGTAATTGGAAACAAAGTAAAACGACGTGTTTCCTGGTCTAAAATAGGTTCATATTCATCCATCTGAGACATTTTAATTGTTCTTCTTTTATTATACTTATTTTTTTAACTTGATATTTTTTATTTATCATTTTTAAATATATAGATAATATTATTATTATTTATACTTCTTTTCTACACATGGGACATATATTATTATGATTAAACCATTCGAATATGGTTCCATTTTCACAACAATTTTTTTCATCACCATGAAAGTAATGACCACATTCTAATCTAATACATTTATGATTATATTCAATATTATCCTGACAAATCGAACAAATCTCCTTTTCATCTTCTTTTACTTCATTAAAACTATACGTAAATATTTTATCTTTTAGACTATTTACTTTTGCTTTTTCAACAGGTCTTCTCTGTATATTTGTTTCAAAAAAGTTAGGAGAAATAACCGATAATAATGTATTATACATATAAAGATTAAGTTCTGAAACTGTTTCTGGATCTCGTCTCTCTATTGTACAAAATTCTAAAAAATAGTATACATTTGAACATGTTAACAAACTTAAATCTCCAGTGTTTCTCATATAAAAATCAGCAGCTCTTGTATACATATCTTCATCTGATATATAATATCTACAGTAACAATCATTTCTAAACATTAAATAAAACTGTTTTTTTGTTGGAAACATTCTATTATTATTTCTTCTAAAAATATGAATTTTATTTAAAAAATCTAAATGAGTCATTATTGTAGCATTCCTCCAATAATTATCTTTAAAATGATCTAAATTTTCATATATTTCTTCATCAGATAACTGCTCTAATAAATTCGAATCCATCGAATCCATCGAATCCATCGAATCCATCGAATCCATCGAATCCACTAAATCAAAATATAGCAATGAAAATGCTGTATTAAACGACATTTTTTATTCTCTTTAATTTTAAATATAATAATCTTTAAAATTATTATATTAATATATTTTTTTTAAAAATATGGATAAGGTTCATCATCATCGCTATCAGGAATATCTCCCCAACATCTAACTTCTAAAATAGGATCATAATACATTAACTTTATATCGATAAAACATTTAATATATTCTTCTCTATCAAACACTCTCTCTTCTTCACTCTTTTTCTTTTCCTTTTTATTGCACTCTTTATAAGACTTTTTTACCACCTTTTTTTGTTCATCAAACAATGAAATATTAAGTCTTTTCATATCATCCTGAAAAGCTCTTTTGACATATTGAGTTTTTGTCTCGATTGAATGTTTAAAATAACACTTTTTGTCTCTAAGACATTCTTTATCCCACTTGCATGTAATAGGATTAAGTTCCTTAAATGTATGAGCATATACACATTTTACCCCTTTCTTACATTTACCAAGACCAAATAAACAAAATTTTGTATACTTTGTATAAATCTTATCTGAACTCTTTGGTCCCTTAACATCACCAACTTCGACGTCAACAACTTCATCAACTTCGACTTCGACGTCAACAACTTCATGTGAAGGGATATTATAAATAATATTATTATCTGAAAAACAAACAGACTTGATCATTATTGATATTATTGATATTATTGATCAAATGTTAAGATAAGATTGATTTTTATTTATTTTTATAATTAAAAATAAATTTTAAAAATAAATATGGGTAAGAGTCCAAGTTTAGATGTAATAAATAAAAATTTTTCGACTATAAAAGATAAGTTAGATAAGAAAAAAAAAATAAAAATTTTATTTGTAATCTTGTACTTATTATTAACTTTATATTTACTTATAAGATATAAACCAAAAATGATATGCCATGATACTAAAGACTTTATGGAAGATAAAAGAAAGATATCTTATAGTAAATTCATATTGTATTATTTATTTATCCAAATTCCTCTATTTTTATATATATTTATATAGAATTTTTACTTAATCTTCTTGATAGAACAAAGTTATTAATAAAAAATAATAGGATAGAAAATACAACAGATTTTGCCGCTAATCTATAATAAAAATTATCTATTCTAACAATCTTTTCGATAATTCTATCAGATATTGGCATGGATAATATTACAAATAATATAGTTGCAACAATAATATCTTTAAAATTAAGCCACGTTTTTTCTATATCTTTTGGACTATTCTTCAATGTTTTACTTGGATCATTCAAAAGATTCTTTTTACTTTCATTACTTTCATTACTTTCATTACTTTCATTACTTTCATTACTTTCATTACTTTCAT